AGCAACGTCAGGTATGCCCGCTGCGGAGAAGTGCGGGAACGACTGACAAATTGCGTCGGCTTGGTTGGGGACAGTCAATCGCGGGCGTACGAGCTCGATGTCATACGTAACCCAAAGTTCGCCCATGTTCGACCCGGCGGTAATGCCGGGGACTTGTGCGAATTGGAATAGCCCGAAATCAACCAAATTGATTGGTGTGCCCGCTGCGCCGACTGGGTTTACAGTAGAGCGGACATAGTAGTAAATATTGGCAGAGGTCAAAGGTGCGCATTCGACGCCATACATGCCATGGCTATCGAGTCGTGAGGACATTGCGTAATCGGAGTTCTCCATCTGCGGCTTGGCAGTAAACGCGGCAGCTGCAGCGTTGTACTCCATTGCCATAATCCAAACACCTAGTGAAGTGGTGCCGTATGGCGAAGTCGCAGAAACAAACTCAAAGGTCAAGCCATGAAAACGGTACATTTCATAGTTGGCAGCAATTTGAGCCAGAAAAGGAAAAACCGAGGCAACGCCTGGGTTTACTACAAAGGACTGATTTGAAAAGGTCGAGACGGGACCCGAAAAAATATCCTTGATGAATTCGCGGTGCTGTATACGAACTCCACCCTTGGTGTCGAAGGTACCCATGGAAGGGGTACCTGACATTAGGGAATTGGTGCTTATGGGATTAGGGACTGTCGCAGTGGGCCCCATATTAGTCTCGACGTAATCGCCGTGACCCATGAGACGTGCCAACCTGGCACCTGCGACACCCCCCAACTTGCGCGAGAGGCGTGAGCCCCCCAGCGCTTCGCCCGCCATTTTGCCTAGACGCTTGTAGGCGCCCGTCTCGGCTGAGACAGGACGACCTACGTTCTTGGCTTTGGGGGCGCCTATTAAGCGGCGTAGAATCTTCTCCTTCTTGGATGTCTTAGGAGAAGTAGTGTTTGAAACTGTATTCTTGGGAATCTAAATTAGTGAACCCCACCAGATAGATTAACTGGTGGCACTGGGTGAACCCGACCTCGCCGAAGGCCGGACTTGTTTTCCGCGTCACCCGGGCATTTCGCCCTCGCGGCACTTTTTCGCGGACTGGACCGCAAGAAAAGCATAACTAGAAACAAACAAAGCAAATCTCGGCGGATAGGTAACCAATTGTCTGCTACACACCCTTGTCAAGGCTTGAAACAAAACCTAGGAGTGTGGAACCGCTTTACAGGGGTTATGGCGTGTAAACACCATTAGGGGGGACCATTAATCCCCCCATGAACGTTGACATTGTCTCAGTCGTTCTCGCCGTATAATACGACAATTTAGTGCAAGCACCTACGAAAAAC